ACTGCAGCTCCGCTACGTCTAGAAGCGCCTAAGAGAGCTACCCATGTTGTTCACATCAGTAACCAACTATATTCGCGGGATGACCGCACCCTCACGAGACCTCCCCCCAGGCTCGCTGAGAACACACGGCTCCGGGGGAAATGTCATCATCCAGCTCAAGGCGCCCCCATACGGGAAGCAAAAGCTTGAGCCGGACAGAGTGTTCGACGACTTGGCCAAGATGCGGGCCCGTCGTGACTACGCACGCATCCTCGATAAGCTCTCCGCCCCGGAAGTGGCGGCGGAGCTCAAAAGACTCCCGCGGGAGCACAAGTGCCAGCTCGGCTGGGGCCTGTGCGCCGCGAAGCAAGGCCTTTGGAGCAAGGCGACTCGGGCCTTCCGTTGGCTCCTCGACCACTTCCTGGATCTGCTCACACCCGCGCTCTATGCCGTGTGGGACTACATCCTCTCCGTGGTCGACCCCGAGAGTTATGAAGCCTCCCACCCCCCGGACCTCCCCACAGACGAGCCTTACGGCCGTACAGAGAGTCCAGAGTACGTGGTGCAGCCCGAGAGTGCTCACACGGTGCGAGTGCTGCCTCACCCCTCGGTGAGCAGCAGGCTGTCCGCCCTGCAGGACCCCAGCTCTCTCACTGCGCTCGACTGGATGCAGAAATGCGCCAAGCTGAACGTCAAAGACGCCGTGGGGCAGGCCGCCTACGTGCAGTATTGCAACATGGCCGTCGGCAAGCTCGGTGACCCGTGGGCGTTCGAAAATTTCGATCAGGCCAGCGCGGGGTTCCAGGACATAGCGCGCAGGGCGCAGGCCCAACAGGCTGCAACCACGAAGGTGGAGAAGCTCGGAACGTTCGGGCTCTTCAACGTGATGGACCCCGTGTCGTCGGTCATGCTCCTAGCCGACATGCAGTCTTTTCGCAGCGCGGCGTACAGGAAAGCCCACCTGAACGCGAACGCGCACCTCCGGGCTCAGATGGCACTCGCCACCCGTCAATTGCTGTCGTCACTCGGCCACAAACTCCTGTTTCGCGAAAGTCGTACGTTCTTAGCGTGCGTGAAGCAGGTTCGGAGAGAGGGACCCTTGGCATTGGTCGCCCTAGCAGCGGGTTCGCACGGAGCGCGCGCTCTAGCGTCCAGTCTACCGGAAGCGTTCTTGTCCATCCGGTTCCCGATCTTCGGAGAGATTCTGCTCCCGAACCCCTCGTTCAACCGCCCCGTCCAACTCGCCCTCGCGCTAACTCGGCCATTCCAAGGCAGGTCCTCCCTGGAGCTCAGCGCCGCTTCAGCGTCTCTGGCTGTGGCGCTGCCCTTTATTCGGCCATTTGTATTGCGCCCGGTGAATTCAACGCTCCGATCGGTCTACCGTCCGATGCGAAGTCTGGTGTCCGTGGCCTTCCCGTCCATTGTTCTCCCGACAACTTCCGAGATGGCTACTGCTACGGAGCGCTCTACCCAAAGGCTGAGCGCCAAGGCGCGTTCGTTCGTCTCGGACCCCGCCCGCGCATCGGTAGTCTCATCCGTGATATCCTTGGCGCTGATTTCTCTGGGCCCGTGGCTTTCCCTGGTCGTCTTACTGGCGATCGTCTTGCTCACGTGAGCGTCCCCTGGTTCCAGGAGCAGGCAATCGTGCTGGGCTTGGAGTGGGCTCAGGCCACCGCGCAACTCAAGCTCGACGCGCTGCGAGGCCCCAAGAACCACAAGAGGCGGCAAGCAGTGAGGAGAGCGATGGAAGCCCGAGCTCTGCTCATGACCGGTTGGCAGGACTCGGATCTCCGCGTGGGCTCGACTGGCACATATGAGGCCCTCAGCAAGACCACCCACAATGTGAACATCCTGCTAGACAAAATCGGGCAGTTCAACCGCGAACAGGCGCAGGCGGCAGACATCTGCCCTTACAGCGTGAGCATGCGCAAGAAGAAATGGTTCGACGCCTACGGCATCGAACACGTGCAAATCTCGGACAAGCCGCACGACCACGCTTTTTCCCGTGCCCTCGCCAACACCATTCTTTACCGTCACGCGGCCAACCAGATCCACGGGCCGTTTGCGGTGGTGCAGATGAAGACGCGGAAAGCTGAAACCCTGCAGCGCATAGTGGGCCAACCTCTCCGGTTGCACCAATTCGTGCTGAGCGCTCGCGACGAAGGCCGGTTCGAGGCCCCAAAAGGCATGCCACGCGTGATTGAGGAAGACACAGTGCTTCTGGACGAGACAGCGCAGGCCATGCCACTGCCGGAATTCGCCGATTGGCTGCGGCACTATGAGAATGTCAACCGGTGGGTGCTAACGCTCAACATCCCACCTGAGATCCTGGAGCGCGGCGCCAGCGTGCACCCCCACTACGACATCAAGTACGTGGGCAAGGAACACTTCCTCCACATGCTGGAGGAGAAAAAAGACAACTCATACCTCCAGCCTGTGAGCAGCAGCGAGTATCTCACGACCCGATACTTGAACGTGGCTGGGACCATCTGGACGTTCGAGCGTATCGCGTCCGCGGCCAGCAACCACTGCGTGGTCGTGACTCGTGGGAAGAAAATGGGTGCTGACGTGGATGTGTTGAGCAGCGACTACATCGTCGAAATTCCCACCTTCGGCGCTCGCCTGCCGGTCAAGTGGCTCCCCGGCCAAATTTACGCGGCCATCTTCGCACACGCCCTGGCCATGAAGACGTATACGCGCGCGGATGCTTTTGCGAAAACGCGCACGTACATCAAGGAACTCGGGCCCAGGCTCCCGCCCTCGGTCGTTGCGCACCTCGCCAGCTGCATGACCACCATGGTGCGCGTCGAGGATCCCCGAGACTCGCTACCACCAGAGTTGCAGAGCCTCTGGTGGCGTTTCCGCACCTGGGTCATCCGCGGGATTCACCGGGTCTGGCGTCTAGGGGCTCGACTCCTGTTCGGCGTGGACAACGTGTTGCGGGCCCACCCCGAGTATTTCCGGCTGGAGGAGAAGTTCTTCGAGACAGCCAAGATCGACAGAACGGTGACGCCCACCCCCCCGGCGACACCCTACGTTGAAGCTGCGGCTGGTGTGGCCATAACAGGGTCCGACAGTGGGACCATCCCAAGCCGTAGCACGGAAACGCTCCAAGCCCGTGTTGTGCAACGCACCATGTCCTGGGCGCGTGGCAAACCCAAGCCCATGATCGAGAAGGGCAAGCTGGGCGACATCGCCCACCACAACACAACGGAACGCGCCGAACTCGCGGAACGAGAGGCGGCTCAGGCGGCCCAAGCGGGGCCCTCCAACGAGGAGGCGCCTCCCGAACCACAATCCGTGCACGGGAGTGAACGCGCTGGCGACGCTCCTGGCGCCCAACCAAGAACCCCCGCGCAGTTGAGGGCGGACTTCCGATCCGTTACGGAGCGCATCACGAGTGGCGCCTTCATGCCTGAGGTCCGGCAATTCATAGAGAACGTGCATCGCGCCAAGACCTTGCCACGCTCCGACCTCCCCCTGCCCGCCCCCGCCACGCCTGGGATTTGCCTCATCGACGCCCTCTGTGAGGCGACCGGGGCTAGCCGCGAACACCTCTGGGACACGGCTCTACAGGTGTGCTCCAAACTGGAGATCGCGCAGGCCTACGAACCAGAGGGCATGAGCGCTCGCGCGCTCCATCGCATCGCGTGCAAGCTCAATTACGCGATCAACATACCTCGCAGCAAGGGCAAGGCTAACAACGCGTACGTGCGAGGCTTGCCGTACTGGCTGGGCGCGTACCACGGCACGGAAGCCGTGGTCGAGTTCGTCAAAGGAGGACCCGGATACGCCAACCACTGGATTGGTCGTCATACCCATCAGCGAGTGGGCGGCAAGCACATCACCACCGGGCTGCTTCCACGCCCCCCGAAAACCCCGGGGGGCGTGACGCCTCACCCCCAGAAAGACGTAAACCTGCGCGCCGGCCACATCCCCCCCCCCCCAACGCCTGAAGGCTTCACCCAGTACACGCCGGATTTTGAGAGGGCCAAGCGTTGTTATGAAGCGTGGGTCAACAACGAGTGGGGCAAGGTTTTCGAAAACCTCACCCCCTCGGAAGTGCTCGAAGCGAAGACTCTGTTCAAGAGCAAGCGCCGAGCCCGAGACACCATCGCCTTGTCCATACACGTGGGGGCCCCAGGATCAGGCAAGTCAGCGGAGATGAAGAAGTGGTTTCGGACGTACATCAAGGCGCTAGACAGCCTCATGCACGTCAACTTCACGAGACTACTTCTGATGGAGGAGTGGAAGAGCATGCTGCCCCCGTTCATGAAAGACCTTGGGAAGCGCATGTTGAAGACCTTGGAGGTGTCGCCCGGATTCGGGGTGAAGTACCTGCACATTGAGGAGCTGCAGCAACACCCCCCGGGGTACTTGGACATGCGCTACTTCCTCAACCCGAGTCTGGAGCGCGTGACGGCCACCGGGGACCCGCTGCAGAACCCCTGGACGCCCGGGAAGCACGAGACGCCCCTGATGTTGTTGGAGAACGACCTCTGGCACCACCGGGAGCTGTGGAGCAGCTACAGCCTCGTGGCCCACCGCTGTGGACAGGGAGTAGCACATGCGCTCGGGCTCGAGACCTCGAGCGAACACCCGGGAAGAGTGATTCGCAGCTTCGGACGCACCCCAGGAATGTGGACGATAGAGGCTCGCACGCGCACAGCGGACGCGACTCATGCAATGGACAGCAAGAACATCACTATGCAGTCCTGCACCGGCCGGACCATCGAGGAAGACTACCAAGTCATCATCGACTTCTCGGCCCTGCACCACGTCAGCGCAGAGGTGATCTTCACCAGCATGTCGCGGGGCACACGCAATGTGCATCTCGTCTGGGAAGCCGGAGCTGACACCAGTCTGCTGGACCACCATCGCTTGTGGGGCCCCTTGTGGCGCGGGGAGACCATCAGTTGGGAGAGCTTCCAGTGCCCCCCCCTCCGCACGCACGGCTACGTCGACCTGGACCACCGAGGCGGAACTGAGGCGCTTGAAAAGGAGCCCAACGCTCCCGCAGAATTTCGCGCTCTCTGGAGCTTGCGAGCGGACACTGAGGAGGAGCCGGCCGTGAGCCTGATTGAGCCCGCCGACTTTGAGCCCATCTGTCGCACGCACTTGAGCGCTCCACGCGGCATCCTCTGCACCCGATACTTCGAGCCGTTGCAGAGCAAGGAGGCGATGGAGTTCCAGTTCGAGGGCCGCACCAGCAACCAAGTGCGTGACACCCGTGGGGATGGCATGGTGAATCACCTCTTCGCGAAGCAGAATTCCGCCGACGACACCTTGCTCGGCGCCTCAGTCCTCAAGAGGATGCGCTTCCGCGACGCCAAGTCCAACGAGAATCACACAAGGGCTCGTGCCATGCTGGGTTCCCACCTCTGGGGCAACTTCCGCGCCCGCCTGAACCTACCGGAGGAACCCGAGACCCTCGACGAAAGGCTGCTCAACGAGTGCCGGGAGGACATGTTCGCCAAAAAGTGGGAAACCCCCCTCAACACGCTGACGAACAATCGCGACCGTTGCGACCCCTTCACCCCTGAGAACAGTGCGAAGATTTTCGCGAAGGCTCAGGACAAAGCCAAGCGGTCCACAATTCTGACCGCCGTACTCGACCCCGTCGGTGCCTGGTGGTCGTCAGACGAGGAACTGCCCAAAGTCAAACCGGGCCAGACGCTGGCCTTGTTTCCGGACCAGGTCTTGCTTCGCCTGGGGCCATACACCCGGTACCTCCACAAGCGCATGCTGGAACTGTTGCCCCCTCACATCTTTCTCTTCGGCGGGCAAACACCCACGGATCTCGACGAGTGGTGCAAGAAGTGGGCCATCCGCGGAGACGTCTTCACCAACGACTTCACCGCTTACGATCAATCCTGCACCGGTGAAGCGGTCCAGTTCGAGATGGCCATGATGAGATACTTCGGCTTCCCGGAAGAGTTGGTTGCGTATTACTTCTGGCAGAAGACCACGCTAACAACCAATTTCGGGCCGAGCGCCGTCATGCGCTTCACGGGCGAGCCGGGCACGTACATCTTCAACTCGTTGTTCAACCTGGCCTACATGCTGCTGAAGTACCAGTGCGAGGACGTGCCGAGCATCTACTCCGGCGACGACAGCCTGCTCTTCAAAGTGCCGGCGCTCAACCCTGAGTGGCCCAAGTATGAGGCGATGTTCACGTTGGTCGGGAAAACGTTCATTACCGACCTGCCCGAATGCTGTGGATGGCTGTGCTACCCTGAGGGCATCGTTCGCGATCCACTCGTGCTTGCGCTGAAAACAGTGTACAAGCGCAATCTCGGAGAGTTGGACAGGGTGCTGGATTCATACTTCCTGGAACACCTCCACGGCTACTACAAGGGGGACCTCATCTCCGACATCCTCACGCCGGAACTGGTGGAAATGCACGCCTGGTTCGGCAACTTCGCCCACTCTCACTCCTCCCTCGTCCGCAGTCTCTCTCGCGTGCAGCGTGAGGACTTGCAAGCACTGGTCATGCGCAACGCACCCTTTCACGCTAGAGAAGCGAGGCAGGCTCAGAGTAAGAGCCTATTAATGTATTTGCCTTACCTATTTGGCTTAGATCCGACAACTCCAACCCACCATGGTAGCGAACGCACTCTACTACACGACGCCCGAGCGGGCGACGTTCGCCATGAGCCTAAAGCTCAAGAGTGGGAAGAACTTCGCGGCGGGAGTAGTGACGTTGCGCGGGGCAAAGCACATCCTCGCCAGCCTCAACGGGGTCGCATGCGCGTGGGCCGAGCAGATCGGCGTCGACGTGGTGGATGTGAGCGAGAGCGCCCACATCTTTTACCTGGCTCTCGCGCCCGCCGACTCCGTCGCACCAACTGCGCAGGAGTCCTTCTGGAATGTCCCCGGCCGAGTCCTGGCCTCCACCGGCAAGGACAGCCACCACGTGCGCCTCACGGCCACCAAGACGGCGGCCCTGTCGTACAAGGTCAAGGGTGGCTCGTTGGAGGACGCGCCCGTCGCAGTCGCAGTCATCGGCGTGCTGCGAAAGGAGACCGCGGCGGACCAGGAGTATCACTTCGGGTTCGACGTCACCTTCAGGCAGTCGGGAAAGGGCTTGGGCGACGCTCAGGACGGGACCGCGGAAGCCGCAACATAAATGTGCCTTCCGAGGTAGAGAGCGTCTGGGACTCGTCGTCGGATTGGTCCGACACGATGACTCACCGCTCGTCCTCGAGCGTCGCGACGGAGCAGGCAGGAGAATCCGAGGAAGAGGCGCCGGAGCCTGATCGAGAGAGTGAAGAGGCAGTTGGGGGGGGGGGGGGGCCGCGGCCCCCCCCCCCCCGCCCCCCGCCCCCCGACCCCCCCCGCCCCCCCCCACCCC